TTACGACTTGCTTTTCCAGGTATCAACTGCTTTCTCAATCGTTCGCCCTCCGACATACCCTCCGACGGAAACCGTCAACAGTTGCCACATCTGATCGGGAATAGCCGACCATGCCTGGAGGACCGGCAGTTGCACCGCAGTAAACGCATTGATAAGCGGGACCAGCACCCCATTGAATACCATCAGCCCCATGATCAGATACATGAGATGAGGCCTCCAGTTCCTCTGTGCCGCACTGCTTCCCTGGATCTCTGCCACAAGAATCTTTGCTCGGGCTTCAACCTCTTTCCAGTCTGCCTGCAGCAGAGCTTTCTGCATTTCGGCAGATATCTCGAGACGGGTTTTCTCATCGACCTTCTCTGCTGGTAATACCCGTTTCAGCACAGAGTCCACTACGCCGGTAATCGGCGATATCAGCTGTCCAATAATGCTCATTATTTTATCCCGAAATAGTGATTGATGTTGATAAACCGCTCCAGTTCCTCCAGATCCCGCTTCATCCACCCACGAATGAACTTCACTTGCCCGCGTCTATCAGTGATTCTCTTCAACCGGTGCCCCAACCTCATGAGCGCATGCTGGGATACAAACAGCTCCACCTCAAGGCCATTCAAGGCATTCAGCGCCCCTAGGGTCACCGGCCCCATGATACCGTCCGGAATGACATCAACACAGTACTGAGCGTACATGACGCTGTTGCGGACCGAGGAATTCATGCCGAAATTGTAAATCGTCCTGGCAACAGCCTGGTGGCAGATCTCATCCCCCTTCATGGGATCCCAGAACTTCTCCTTGTAAAATTCATGCACCAGGTCACGGCACTCCCGAGTGTCGGCTTTGCCGGCGTATATCAACGCCCACCCCGGCCAATCCGGATGATAATTCTTTGCTATCCCGGCAAATGTTTCACCTCCGGCATCCCCGGCAACCTTGTGCAGGGTGTAGCCACCCTCGTCCTCGATCGTCTCGAGGCACTCTCTCATAAAATCAGCCATGATGTATCAAATCTCATTTTCACGAATCTTCTTGATCTTCTCCCACGACAGCCAGGCAGAAAAGCCGCCGGCTACGATAGCCACAATACCGGCCACCACCGAAACGACCTCTGGAAGAACATTCCAGACCATGTTCACAAATGACCCTCCACCGGTCAGCGCCGTCACGACGGTCCAGGGAGTTGAACTGTGGTTTTGTATGAAATCATGCATGATTCAGCATTTCATAATCTTGTTGACAACGAGGTACGGCTGCAGGTTGTTGTGAGCTACGCCTCCTCCTGTCGAATCGCTCTCCCGCTCGTCGTCTTTATAGTTTGTTGAGATCGGCGCTTCATCGCCATGGCCGTTACCGCCCTCACCCTGATACTTGTCATGATACTTATGCGTATGAGCTGGCATTTCCGCAATAGATAACTCATGACGTTTCTCTCCTCCGGTATTACCAATGGCGTTAAAGTCATCATCCGATATATCCCTCCCGATCGGCACCCGGCCCCGGAAATCCGGCAGATTAAACGTGGTCGCCCCGTCTCCACCGCCAAAGGCAGTACCGATAACGGCAAACAGGTCCGAGTAGGTGCTTCTCGACACCTCGGAACCGTCACAGATTATCCAGCCAGCCGGCGCCTCGTTGAGCGGCCAATCAAGCATCGCTCCGAGCGGAGTGTTCCCCCCGGGAACACCGTTGATCGCCAGCGGGTTCGATCCCGCCATTGAAAGGGACTCGGCGACAGCAGCCCCCAGGTATTTAATCTTCTGGAGAATCCAGCGCAAAGCCCCCGCATTGTTATCCGGCCCCACAACATCTGGATCGATTTCAGCCCGTCCGCTGTCAGCATCAGCCTGGTACGGCAGAAAATTCCCTTCACCGTCCATCACAAAAGCAACATCGCCCTGCTGCAATGCAGAGTCCCCTGGCCCCCCTGTTGCCCCGTCGATGCTATCCAGCTTGTCGACACTCCCTCCGGTAGTTCCGGTCAGCTTGAAAATGGCTACCCCTCTACTCATATCAGTTAATCTCCCTCAGTGTTGTTGACGCAAGTACGTGATTATTGCCGGCCATGATGGTTTTCGGCATCGTTTCAATACGAGCCCAAATCGCATAGTGAGAAACATCAAGCAGTTCAGACAGCAACCACGCTTTGGGTTCTCGACCAAAAGCATAGACAAAGCCGTAATAAAAATCCCTCCAACTGGTATATCCAGCTGGATCAACCCCATCCGCAGCCCACATGTACACCTGGAACGGAATCATGCGCGCTCGCCCAAGATCAACGTAGTAAGGATTTCCGGACTGCAGTTCCATATCCATGCTGTAATCAACCGGAGCCTCGTGGTACGACTGGCGCTCCATCTCCCTGAACCTCATCACCTGGCCGGCTACAAGCACCCCCACCTCAAGATTCCCGCTGTTGACGCTACAGGCGAAATCAAGCGTTCGCTGAAACCCGCTGCGCTCGAGCTCCATCCAGATAACACCGTTGTTCTGGTTCTGCTTGACATACTCGTAAAGGACCTCGACAGGCTGTTCTCCCCGATCAGACAGCATGATCGTATTACCCGCCTCATCAGTACCAGCCTCGATGAGTTCTCCGGACTCATCCCTTCCGAGCACCACACTCGTACCAACAGCTGCAGTCACCGTGATGGAATCAGCATTGGTGGCAAACAGGGCCAGGGCATCGCTGTTGCCAGATTCAGCAACACGAATCGTTGCACTCGAGCCGACTGCCTTGAACGGTTTTTTCGGATACTGGTTCTTGACATTACTGACCGGGTATTGACCGTTTTCAGGGCCGGCCTGCAACGACACGCTTAAAATCGCATCCGTGTAAATCACTTTCATGATGGATTCATCGAGCAATGCCCGCCAATTATCACTTTTTGAGACATGAAATCGTAACTCACCGACCTCATAGTTACTGTCGACTCGCTCTCCACAACAAGCCTGCCGTCAAGCAGCGTTACTTTCTTCCCCGGAACAAATTCCCCGCAGCCGATCGCCGCAGGCATCGGGATTTCGGCCCACTGCGAGTTCAGCAGCTGGTAAATCGTTTGTAGCTGAGAGTCATCACCAGTGTAGTTGACGCTCAACTCATAATCAGTACCGTATGGAGCATCGGACCCGACATATTCATGGTCTTCGGCCACCACCCTGTTGACAGGGATCTCATCGGTATAGTTCGGTGAGCGGAGGTAGTCGTTCGGGTTATCGAGGTTCAGGCTCCCATTGGCTGCTGACATATCCTGCAGATACAGCGTTCCGTCCTCGATCCAGAACACATGGCAGCAAAACGCGGCCACCTCAGAAGCAACATCGATAACAAGCCGTTCGGTTGAAAGCGTATGGCTTAACGCCGGGGGATCCGCGGTAGCTTTGGAACTGTCCAGAGAAAGGCCGAGAACCGTACAGACTTTCTGGAAAAAACCGGTCAGGTTATTTGTGGACACCCAATCCGAAAGATGCGTACCGGCCGGAATCGTTTCAGTGAAGGATGAGATATACGCATCGTATTCAACCTCTCTCTCTGACAGCGATGCCCGGTAAAGCTTCCCTTCGAAGAGCTTTGTCGAATACCTTTGTCCCGGCGACTTGCAACGAAAGATCGCTGTCAGTTCTTTTGGCGGCGGCCACTCAGATATGCTCCATAGTTCGACGCCCCCGAACGCTGACGCTACAAACCGAACCTGTCCTGCCGACACCCGCAAAAAGCCACCGTGCCTGGTTGCCAGGGTCAGTTTCACGGGATCCACATCACTGATCACGCCATGCCACTGATACGAGAGCGCCTGATCGGTGATACTGAACATCCTGTACTCTGTTGATGAGGCAACCGCAAGAAGCAGACCTGATCCGTCTCCCTCATCTTCCGGCGTCACGACACTCCCATCATCGCCAGTTACCGTATCCATGACCGGTGCCGTGATGATGATCTCGAGAGGGATTTCCGCTGTACCTGCAGTATCAAGACACTTATATATCTCCAGTACCTTGGAGTCGTTTTCTGCGCCGCCCTGGTGTTCTTCGACACGCATCCTGATCTCGATCTCAACAGACTCACTTCCGCCAGCAAAATCGCCTGCTTCGACGTCAGTCACTGTATAGCTCCAGTATACTCTCAGCTTTATAAAGCAGATTTTAGCATACTGCAAATCATCCTGATTGACGTTATGGGCCATGATTTGAAGCCCAAAAGAACTGTCTTTTACATCAGCTGCCGTCAGCGAACAGCCCCATGTATCGGCTGCTCCGCCGTAAATATGATTATCTGGTGTACCATCGTTCCAGTCCGGGTGATGCACACTCTTGTTCTCACAATCTGAGATGATTGACCCATTTTTCACCAAATAGACATATTCGTCCTCGATATCATTACCAGAGGTTGAATACTTGCGTACAAGCGCCTGCACGCCGTCAATGTTTGCATTCTGAGGAATGCTGGAAAAGTCAAAGTTCGTTGCAATCAGATAATCGCTGAGACTATCAGCTTTCAAATAAACACTGGCCTCTTCATCATTATCCAGCGTGGCGTCACTGATAGAGGACCATTCTTTTCCGCCCTCTTCCCCATTTGCTGTTGTTGCGCAGATTATGTAACCGGTATCAGGCATTTCTTGCCTCCCGACGATGTTTTTCGAGTTCAGGATATCGCTTCTGACCATCCTGAAATATGCGCTTCAACAACAGTTGTCTGTCAGAATCATCAATGTCAGAATCATCAAATCGCATGCCTTTCCTTAAAAGGATCTTTCTGCAGTAAGCAATCGCAACATCGGATTTCCGTGATGCAATAATCCAGTACAGCCCTTTTCTCACACCATCAACGGCCACATCTGAAGAACTTTTCTTCAAGACCCAATAAGCCCAGCCAATATCAAAGTCTGGGTCGCTGATTGCCTGATTCATCCCCTGAGCAATTGATATATCACCGTATTTACAGCAATATGCCGGACCATCCTCGCAGGCTCCCTGAGAGTCAAGGAAATCCATCCACTTGAGCCATGAAGAATTGAGATCCCACATCATGCGATTGAACCATGTTTGATTTTATAGGTGATCGCAAGGATCTGGCCCGACAGCATGCTCTTCGAACCAGTCAGTGCGCTGCCGCCCATAACGCCGCCTGACGCCGCGTTGAAAAAGCCGACCTTCTCAACAGTAACGGTCCCCGAAGCCATCCATTCCTTGTACAGCTGAGTCGTATCATCCGACACCGTTGTTGTAACCCTCGACACCGTCGCCTGGGCCCGGGCAAGTCCGGAGCCGGTAATCTCATTTGCAAGAGAGTTGTCGCCTGCCGCTGGCGTTGTAGCATTCGTGCTCAGCGCCAGGTAGGTGAACGGATCCTGAGAATCTACCCCGCCATAGAGTCCAGCCGCAACGGCGAACCCGGCGTTCGTCAAAGTGTTTTTCGTAACCATCCGGTCCAGCACCCTGCCTGCTTTATCCTTGATTTCAATTACCAGTTCAGTGTCAAGCCGCATTGCATCCTTTTTCATCACGTTTTCATTTATTGTTTGATTAACTCAGCATCCGTTGTGCATTGACTACTCCCTTGCGCCTCTCAGCACGCACATAGACATCATCAGCCTGCTCACGGACATAGGTCCGGAACTCCTCGCTTCCGATCTGTACATGGATAACCTGGCTCCTTGACTGACCGAGAGCGGTGTTCGGCACAATGCTTCCGTTTCCTCCTGGCACAAACAGTTCCGGGCCTTCCTCGCCAACCAGGTATGGACGGCCGGTAATCACCGGTCCGCCGATCGCCCGGCCTTCGATGCTTCTCGTGATACCGGCATCATCAAAAGCCGCATAGATGTCCGCCACCACCGGAGCGACAGTGCCAGCGATCTCTTTTGCCTGATACACCAGGTCTGCCATTTCCCCAGGAGACATACCGCCAGAGATGGCCCCAGTGACAAGTTCATTTAACACCGGCTGAAGCAACGGCATCATGGTATCTTCGACAGCCTTGCTCAGTGCCATGGACCGGAAACTTTCGATCAGCTGATCCTCGATCGACTGAGCCATCAGCCTGCCAGCTTCGCTCGCGCTATCAGCTTGATCAATCGCTGCATCAAGCATAGTGGTGATAGTGTCAGCAGTCAGCCCAAACACGGCCGCAGACAGTTCAGTCAGTCTCGCTGATGTGAGGTTCAGCATATCACCAACTTTCGAATAATGCTCTGCATAGAGATCGTTGATCTCTTCGATGTTGCGCAGCATTTTAGGCGATGTAATGCTCTTCAGGGTGGCGTCAATTTCATCGTATATCGCCTGACGCTCAGCTTCCTTTCGAAGCCGTTCTTCCTCTTTGCGCCGCTCTTCTTCGTCATCGCCTCCGCCGAACAACCCTGAAACAAGACCGGCAACGCCGCCCACCGCCGCACCGACTGGTCCGAGAGAAGCCCCGGCAAGCGCCATACTGGCGGCACCGGAAATAGTAGACCCCACCTTTCCGCCGATGTTCGAGCCAATGAACCCCACTCCGGCCAATATCCCTTCAAGCGTATCGCCCGCCTTGAAAGACTGCAAAGACGCATTCAGCATACCGATACCTTCAACACTGCTACCAACCACTGACATCAAAGCGTTTGCGATATCTGCGATTGATTCAACGACATCAGTTGAGCCATCTTTTACCGTATCGGCAAATTCACCGAACAAATGCTCGTTTTCACGCCAGAGATCGGTGAGATCCGCCTGCAGAACCCCGTCGGCCGACGCCTTGAATAAGTCCAGGGCAAAGGTCGCGTCTTCAACGCCTTCGATGTACACCTCCTGAGAAATCACTCCAGCATTGCGAAGAAGAGCCAGATTATAGAGAGACTTCTCATACTTCAGGTTGGCGTCATAGAGCCCTTCAATAGACTCGGCCTCCTCTTCATACCACCCGATCGTCTTCGAAAGCAAGCTGTTCCAATCCTTCTGTGCGTTCTGTTTCGCTTTTTGTGCCGCCTCATCAACTATCGTGATGCCAGAGACTCTGGTGCGTGTCGTCGAACCGCTGCCGCCCTGCGCCCCACCCCACTGAGTCCAGTCCCATCCCTCTCCAGGAGTAAAAACGTTTTGTGGCGGCAGCCCCCAACTGCCTGAGGGCGTCGCCCAGCTGCCTGATTTGCCTCGTGCGTGATACCTCCGCTCAGTTTCCTCCATCGGGGCAATAACCTCGGACTGAAAATTGCTTATCAACTCAGAGACATAATCTCCGCCAAGCCCAGAGACCGCGCCAATCGCGGCGCCTCGCCGGCCAGCAATAACAGCACCAATGAGACCGTACTCGAGAACAGCGGGATACTTACCGATGATATCGATGAGAGGCTTGACGGTCTGGTACAACTCCTCTGCCTCAGTAGTAATCGCAGTGATATACCCAGGTGCTTTTTTGACAACATCGCTTCCCATCTTCGCGAGACCCTCAGCAAAATCACCAATATCATCTTTGTGGTCGACGATATAATCTGTCAGGTCATCAACGGCCGGGTTCAGGGTATCGAGCACTCGATCGAAAGCCCCTGACTCCATAACGGCAAATCCGATTTGCTCTTTCAGATCTCCGTACTTATTGGAGAGTTGCTCCATCTTGCCGGCATACGTTTCAGCTGCTCCTGCAGCAGCTCCCCCCATCTGCCCTTCGATCTCTTTCAAAATGATGGCCTGAGCCTCAGCCATGCGGTTTGTGTTGACGAGAGCTTTCAGGGTCTTTTTCTGTTGCTCGGTAAACTGAATTCCAGCCCGGCTCATTGCCGAGGCACCGAGCACCGGATCGTTGAGCGCTTTGCCAAGCTGAATAGCTGCGCTTTTCAGGTCTGTCCCCATAACTGTCGCCATGTCAAGAACGGCCATCGAGGCATTTTCAAACGTGTCGCCAGCAACATTCCTGAATGTCAGGAGAACACTCTGCATCTCAAGAATGGCTTCATCGCCATACCTGGTCTGAGCCTGCATGGAGGAAGCCATCTCTTTGAGCTGATCAGCGCTATACCCGGCCGCTCCACCGGTTGAGCGGATAACGTCAGCAACTTTCTTTTCTGCATCCTGCTGGATCTGGGCAAGCCTGATCGAGTCCTGCACTGCCTCGTTGAGCTTCCGGATTCCCTGAACAGCAAAAGCCCCGGCAGCAATTCCGCCAAGGGCTTTCAGACTTGCGCTCAACCCAACCACCCCGGTATCAGCACGCTTGATCGACTGCGCGAACCTTTTCACAGCCTTATCTGCTGCGTTCTCGGCGACAATTCTGTACTTGATGTCTTCAGCGGTAACGGCCATGCTGAGCACTCCTTTCTTCACGCTCCCGGTGCTCTATTCTGTAGAGAGCAAGCCAGTGAGCGAATTCGTCGTAACTTATTTCTTGCTTTGCGCGAGCGACCGACATGCCGAGCTCGCGCGCCAATCCGAACCAGTCTCTCAGTCCTGGTTCGGATCTGAGTTTCCCCCCGCATCCTCTACGCTTACCCGCTCCTGCATTTTGGAAGCGAGTTCAGTCAGTGCCTGCTGGTATGGCAGCTTCCTCAGTGATTTGGCGTCCTCATTCTTGAAGAGTCGCTTCCCGTTCTCGTCCATGGCCTTGAGGATAATCAACCCAACCACGAAGTACACGCTCGGATCATCGTCTGACAACTGGGCCTTCACGAGGGCTGTTTCGTGCGGGGTGGTCGGCTTGAAGTACACATTACGACCCCACTCCTTGACATGATGAGACTTCAATGGCAACGCACCAGCTTTTTCCTTGAGTTCATCGATAAATGACATTTTTTCCTCCTTTATGCTACAGTTCCTTCTGTCGGGGCTCCATCAAACACCAGCCTGTAGGACCCTCTTTTGACATCGTTTTTCCCCTGGCCGCCGAGGTTAGGGATCTGCTGCACGTAAGCTGTTCCGCTATGCTCCGTATTGCCGGCCGTATTCCCCTCTGGGTAGTACTTAAGCGTGACGCTACTCTTGTTTTCATAGGCCGTATTCAGCGCCACCTGGCCGTTGGTATCGGCCTCGTCAATCTCTACCTCCATTTCAAGCGCATACTCCCCGCGTGACCCCATGCCAATAACATTCGGTACATCTTCGGCAAGCGCTCCCGACAGAATCGGCTCTCGGTCAGGAGTAATAAAGGTCGCGTCAACGACGTTGGCTACCTCATTGGCGGCGAGGTATACCTCCGCAGTGTTAGTTGTCTGCCTTCCCATCTGTTTTTTCTCCGGTTTTTGTTGCTTTGACTTCCTTTTTCTTCCACCCCTTTTTCACCAAGGCCTCTGCGACCCATGACAAGGTCTTTTTCTCGCCGTGCTTTGGATGCACGATCACCACATACTCAGAGTGCTGTTTCTGCATTGCCATCGATTGTCTTGTAGGTTGCTTCATAGATCATCCGCAGTACACCATACTTTGTCGCAGCCTCGCCGAAATACTGACTCTCACTTCTCAAATATTCCAGGTTTGTCACCAAACCGCTGAAGTAACGCCCATCGGAAAAATCACTAAACAGTGCGCCCTCAACTTCGGCGTGGATAGATTCAACTTCGTCATCGTATTCAGCGCCGGAAGCATAGGCATCAAAAGTCAGTTCCACCGCTTTCTCTGTCGCCCGGAGCGTTCCTCTGCCGGTGTTCCTCTCTTGCCCTGCGTACACACAAAGCCCAGGCATCGTCCCGGGCGCCATCGGATGGACACGGGATCGGTACACTCGATCACCCGTCATCGATAGTCCCAACAGAATAATCATCAAACGGTCTCTTATCTGTGTCTTTACGTGAGCCATTACAAACGCTCCAGGGCAAGGACGGTAATGCCGGTACCATCAGGTTTGATATTTGTGATGCTATACTCGCCGGCATGGTCGCCCTCAATCACTGTGAGCCGGTCACCATACTCTGCGGCAGCCACGTCAAGCGTCTGACACTGCGCGGCCGGCACGGAAGAGGAGATATCGACATCCTCCCCCTTAACCGCGTAATACTCATCATCGAAAATCACCGGAACCGGCTCACTGCCGTTAAGCGACGCAGAAACAGCAAAACCGTGATTGATGTCGAAGTACAGTTCCAGGTCCTCGGTAAACATCAGCGGGTCGAGGTTTTGCGTTTCTGGGATTCCTCTCGTGATTCCTGACGATCCTTCTTGTCAGTAACCGCTACCGCCTTGCCCGTGTTGATGAGGTAACGAGCCCCTGACTGAGGACACGGACCGATCCACCCTGCCGGGCGAGAAGCACCAGCAACAACACAGGCTTTGTTGAGTTGGATATTGATCATCGGCTCTTTTTTTGGAGGGACTTTCCCGAAGAGAGCCCCTCCGTTTTTTGTTGTCAGCATGCTGCGTTACTCCTTTCGTCTTATGCTGGATTTACGGAAATACAGAAGCTTTCCGGATGTCGCAGAGCAACATCACAGTCTTGAAAAATCACCAGGCGAAGCGTCCCGTCTGCGGCTGAACTGTAAGGGTCCACGATAACGTCAAGGCCGCCCCACATACCGATAAGAAGGTCCTGCCAGTTCCCGAGAAACATCCGCTTGACGCTATCATACGTCGCGTTGGTGCTCGGATATCTGGCATATCCAATCAGGCCAACCTCATCTTTCCCGATAATTCGTGTTGCGTCCCCTGACTCAATTGGAGTCTTTTTACAGTAACCTACCAGTGTAGGATGGATAATCCACGAAAGATCGCCGCCGTCAACAAACTCGTTGTCCTCGGTGATGGCCGTTTCCATGTCGACCACATTTTCGTATGTCGGAGCGTGTGCGCCGCCAAGCGTGACAGTGTTGACGCCAGTCTGGTTGATAACGCCGGTCGGCTGGTTTGACGCCCCTGTCCCGGCAAGCGCACCTCGATCAATACCAATAGCCATCCCTGTCGCCATATCGCGCCGTACAAGCATCTCAATATCAATCGACGACTGAAGCCTCATCTGACGACTGATCTTAACGTTCATTCCATACGTCTTGTCAGAAAGCATCACTGCGTCATAGCTCGGGGTTTTATCCGGAGTATCATCCGACTCACCGACCCATCCGCCAACCATTTCGGCGTCGCGTCGAGGTATTGATACGCTGCCATTGAGATCGCGCAGCACAGTGGCTCCTGCCTGAATGACTCGCGTCCGTGAATCCAGATAATCAATGAAGCTGCCACCAAGCACGTTTGTTTGCGTGAAATACTGCCCGTCACCACTGGCAGTAAGCTCTCGTTTCTGATACGGCGAAAACGCACCACGGAGGATGTCAACCGGAACAGCTATGCCTTTCGGAGATTTCCCCATTCTTTTAGCTGCAGCTTCGCTCACTTCAAGTTCGTACTTTGCTCTTTCCTGTGCTTCTCTGCTGTTTGGGTTTGCGAGAGCATTAACCAGGTTCATGAACCTGTATTTGCCGACTTCACGCGCTGACATCCCGATACTTGTGTCAAGCGTTTGCTCATTTGCTGTTTGCTCAGCCGCGTTCTGGGCGTCCTGAAGCCCCGGCATGTACTTCTCACGGAACTGCTCAAACGACAACCCCTCCGAAAGCGCTTCAGTGGCGATTTCCACCCCGCCCGGGAATATGTCGCGGTTCATGGTAACGACCGCCTGGATGCGCTCGACGTCGTTCTCCTTGATGACGACGGTTTCTCTTTCCGCGGGAGCCTGGCCCCCGCCTTCCTGATTCTGTTCTTTGGGAGGCATAATCCCCTTCTCCTTGGTTTGATTGACTGATTTACTTCGATACACAACTGTTTCAAAAGTCGGTCCGTCGGAACGCTGCCGGAACCCGACACCTTCATCGGCCGGAATGCTGACGCTCGACACCTCGTAAGGCTTCCACTTCGTGACATGGTAAACCCCCGGCGTATCTCTCTTCGGCGCCTCGGCCTCCACAACCTCCTCGATCACGTATCCAACGCTGACGTTCTTTCGAATACCGTCATCGATGTCGGCCTTCAGGTCCTGGCCTTCTTGAGATCGGCTGAACTTCAATCCGTTGACCTTAAGCACCCGGCGATCTTCGTCGAGGGTGACTCCTTCAATGACTCCGACCTGACGGGACCAGTTGTGATCCCTGAGAAACGGAGCCCGGCCGCTGCCGATGAAAGACATGTCGACATTGTCCTGGCCGTGCAGCAACACCTCGGTGCCATATACATAGCGCTCCTGCTTTTCCACCCAGAGCAGCCGACCCTCGACAGGAGCCTCACTGGAGAAATCAAATTCATAACCCTCGCCACCTCCCTCGCCGTCCTTGCGGACCGTGACTTCTGCCTGGCGGTAATGGATGCCAGTCGTCACCGTGTCGCGTTCGAGCTGTGATACATCAATTGCCATACTCTGCGTATTTATGCCCGTTCACCCCGGGCGTTACCATCATTCGTTCATCAAGAGCTGATTCAAGCGCCTCGATCCTGAGCAAGAGGCTCCGCAGAGCATCGTCGCCCGACGATTCGCCGGTTTTTTTACTAAAAATGGCACTCATGTCAATCCCGGCTTTCTCTGCATACTCCCGCTCCTTGGCAAGTGAATCGATGACCTCCTCGAACTCGACACCGCGTTCTGCGGCGACTTCAGACAAGCTTTTTGCGCGCAGACCTACGGTCTCTCGGTTACCGATCGCCTCCTTCTGCGGATCAACCCAAGCCCAGGACCGAGGCACCCAGGTGACCGCCTGCACATACTCGTCATAGCGAGCGAAGCTCAGATTCAGCCGCCCGGTGGTCATGGCCATGCGGAGCCAGTCCGGGAAAATGGGCTCATGAAACCATCCGATCAGCCATTGCTGTTTTTCCTGCCAGTTATCGCGTACTTCAAGCAACCCGATCCGGGCGGAACTGTAGTTCACATCGCTAAGATCGTTGGCGAGACTGTTGTAGTTGATGTTCCCAGCTGAAGCGATACCGCGCAGCAGCTTGGTAGAAAACGGATCGAAGGCAGTCGTCGGGTGGGTCGGGTCGAACTGCTTGAAGTCGTAGCCTTCAGGCAAAGTCGCGAAACTGCCTGCATCGGAATCCAGGTACTCGATTTCATCGTCTTCTGCACCCGGCTCTCCGTCAAAGCCCTCAGCCTCAGCTCCTGTCTTTGTGAAAAATCCGCCCTTTTCCGCGGCGATTCTTGCTTGTGTCACTTCGGCATGCTCATATTTGTCGAGCATATGCACCCGCTGCATACCGGATGCCATCCACGGGACACCCCTTTTTTGCTCGGCTTCCAATGGGAAATACAGATGCTCGATATACTTCGCCGGCACTCGAACTGCTTCCCGACCTTCGTAATCACTCCGCATGCCCTGCTTGTTGATCCAGTATGCCTGAACCTCTCCGTCGCGGTACTCGATGCCATTGATGATCTCGGACCCTCTCGACAACGGCTTGTTGAGATCGGTTGAAACCCTCATGGGATCGATCAGTTCAAGCTGGAAGCCGAACTCGCCCTTGCCGAACCATTTGCGGATGAACACCTCACCATCACGAACCACATTGAAGATGATCGCCCGCTCCATGTCCTGCCTGGTCCACCCCGACCGGCGCATAGGAATGCCTTTCTTTCCCCATCGCTTCCAGCTGTTCTCGATGGCGGCGTTGGAGGCCTTGTCAAACTGGCCACCACCGAACTTCACCTTGGCGTCGAGCTTGACCCCACGGGGCCCGACAATGTTCTGAACGTTGATGAGCAGGTAACGGATGTAGTAGCCGTTATTGGACGCAAGCCACCGGGACCGGCCGCGCAATGCCCTGAGATCCCGCCCGATGACTTCATCGTGTGAAAGATTGACCGACGGCCAGTCGCTCCATAGCCTGCTCGAAGATGCCGCTGTAAACTGACGTCTCGCCTTTTTCCCCATGGAGGGCACTCGCCCGCCGGTCATCAGCGAAGAAGAGCGTGCGGATCTTACCCCCGCCTTCGACTGCATCATGTCAAGCAACCGGCCGTTTTGCAAGAGCTCACTCATACAAACCTCACCTTGATGGAGCCGATAGCTGATTTCCCTGCTTTCCTGCGTTCCTCTGCGAGATATTTCGAACGGTAGGTGTCGCGCGCCTCGATCAGTTCCTTGAAGCTTTTGAACTTCATCGCTCGCCCGCCAATCTGGTATTCGGAATGTGGTTTAAAGGCTTGGCTCTCGATGAGCCCTTCGAGAGCGTCAAGAACCTTTTTGGCATGGGTGCGGCCGTCATACCCGGACGATTGCGACGCGAAATCCGGCAGAATCCTGACAGAGCCAGTTGCAAAAGTTTTACGGATTGATCCGTTACTGACAGAAGCCTGGTAACTATAGACGCCAGGAGCATACCCTGATGTATCAGCCGATGAGAAAGAAAGAAGATGCCCCAAGCTCTCTCCGTCCTGCAAGCTGGTAAAGGTTATACACTCGCCATCCTTGACCAGCGCATAGGTCACACTCCACTCGGGAGCAGGATAGTCCGGAAGCGATACTACCCATTCGAAGGAGTCGCCGGCAATCAGTTGTGATGGGATCTGTGTCGGAAGTTCGGCCATGTCGGATTGTTGTTTTCCTCAAATTCCGAAATGGCCTGTAGGCTGGCAATGGCGCGAAAAGAAACCCGTTCCATATGGAACGGAAATCTTTTGGCAGTCTCATTGAAGATGGATTTCAACCCCTGTTCTTGACATACCAAGCGAGCTTCTTGCGAAAATGTGAACGGAAATGACGCTTGACATAACGCTCTGAATACTCATGAAAGTGAAACCGTTTCTGGTAGTCAGTCTTTTTCTCCCAGGAAATCTCGAGCCGTAATCGCTTACCTCCCGGATTTTTCGCTGATACTCCAAGTCTCCGGTAAATACCCGGGGTTGAGTCAGTCCGTCCTTTCGGCGAACCCGTAAAGTAGTTGGGTTTATCAAGCAAAGCTTTCCAGTTCTTCTTCAATCCACCATGCCTTGCCATCTGAGATTTGCGGGGAACGGGAATAGCCTTGCGTATCGGTGTGCGCCTGCCGCCGTACACCTGGTATTTGAGGTAGGATGCCTGCTGCCTTTTGAGCTTTATCTCCCCCTGCAGCTCGTGTTTGCCTGACTTATCAACCTGCCAGGCGGAGGGCCTGGTCGTAAAACTCACTGGCTCATCAAAGACTGAACGCATTTCGTCTGGCAAAGCCTTGCGGAGTCCGAAGAGTGTTTCATTGATGGCGTTTCGAGTCGCGTTGGGAACGTACTTCTTTTCGAGAGCGCTCAAGCCTTTGGAAACTTCTTTGATGTTCGACCTGACAGAGATCCTCATAACCGCCCCCTCAGTTTTTTGCGTTTCTTGACTTTCAGCTTCCGCTTTTTGTTGGGGAAATCCGGTTCCTGTACCGGCATTTCCCGTTCAGGCTCGGTCTTCGCCACCGACCTCTTGATGTTGCCCCACCGTGGCTTAAGAATCAGCATCACAGCGTAGGCGTACTGCCGGGTATCAACCGCCTCGTTTCGTTCACGGATCTTCACCCACTGTTTCCGATCACCACGCGTTCTTTTTTCCTCGGCTGTCAGCATCTTGAAATATGCCCGATCGTAGTCCAACGGAAAATGAGCGCTGCCTGGTTTACCTGGCTCAATGCTCAATCGTTTCAGCACGATATCCTTGATCTGCTCACCGTCCAGCATCCACAACGTCAGGCGTCGGCTGCCGGCCCTGGTCTTCTTGACAACACCCTCCACCCGGGATGAACTCCCCTTGAGAGCGAAAACACGGTTAAGCTTCGAGGCCTCCTCAACGTAGTCATAGATGATGTGGGAATCGACTCCCTCTGTATTTTTCTTTTCGACAGGGTTGAACCCGGTGTCAATTCCCAGAGCATCGACACTGAGCATCGCGTCATCTTCGCGGATCCACGTCATGTCGAAAATCTCCTCGAGCTGACCGTAGGTTGAACGAAGCTGCGTATTGCCCCAAAGGACATGGTACCCGAGCGACCAGTTTTCACCATCAGCAGCCCACCCGATAATCTCACACTCCAACCGGTCGCCCTGAACGTCGACCCCGGCGGTAATAAGCTCGAGCTTCGCCGGCAGCCGCCCGGGATACTGTTCCCGGCGCTCCATAAGGGGGTGCTCATGAATGCGGTCACCTTTCTCCTCGTAGAGCTCGCCAAGCACAGTATTGACAAACACCTGCAACCGATCCGGATAACCGTCTGCATGCAAAAACTCTGCAGCAGTCTCCGCCCATGTAACAAATGGCGAGTAGGCCTGCCACATATGAAAACCCTGCCGTTCATGGATCTTCGGGTACTTGGCAACCCACCGTCCGTTGCACACCATCTCTTGCTTGTGTTCATGCTCGATCTTGCCACCACAATGCTCACAACGGAACCAAGCATGAATATGGCGCGCAATGGCCTTTTTCCGGTACTCGAAGTCCTCCTCGTCTTCCTCCAGCGTCAGCTCGGCGATGGCCGCCCTGTCATACTCGAATTTCAGGTTGGGAAATTTGAGCATCTGCTCACCACCGCATAGCGGACATGGCACGTGGTAGTGCTGCTGGTTGGTCTCGAGGTACGCCGGCCAGATCCGCGACGACGCCTTCGTTGTCGGAGAACTCACCAAAACGATCTTGCGATCGCTGTACTTGACCGTGCGCTTTCTTGCGAGGGAAAGAATATCGCCCTCACCGCGAATCAGCTTTCCCCACCGATCGATCTCGTCACCGACAAGCACTTTGATCGGCCACGACGATAGACTCGCCGGTGAGTTCGCTCCGGGAAGGATGATGAACCCGCCAGGGAATTTCTTGAACCGAAGGGCATTGTTGGCATCGCGTGTTCTCTTGTCGGCAAAAAGACCTTGCAGCTCAGGAGTGCAATCGATAAGATCGGCCTCGAGCCGCTCCTTGGAAACGTTGCCAGCCATTTCCAGAGATGGTAATACCCACATGATGTTGGACGGCTCACGATGCACAAACCGGCCGATGGTATTGAGAATCGTTTCGGTCTTACCGGTCTGGACCGACCAGACCAGAACCACCTCTTCAACAAACGGATCACTGATGGCATCCATCGGTGCTCGCTGATACTCGGCAAAGGAAACGTAGTACTTCCCCTCCTGGGTATATCGAAATGCATCGGCCCACTCACTGACGGTTTCAGCTGGGGGCGGTTCGATCCTTTTGAGCAGCTTTTTTGCGTTTTCTGCTATTCTTTCTCGGCTTAACAACTCCATCATCAGAGGCGATCTCCTTTAAGGCGTCATGCAGTGCGCGCCTCCAAATAATCTCACGACCCCGGGACTCCCGAGGAACGGACACCGTCGACAACCGCCTTGGCAACTGTAATAGCTTCGTCCTCAGTTGCAGCACGAGGTCCTCGTACTCGGCATGCAATTCATCGACATACGCCACCTCTCCCTTGAGCTCCATGGCCTGAATCTCGGCGACCTCGGCCTTGGCCTTCATGTGCTGTTCACGGTACTTCTCGAAATTGCTTTGTCCCTGCGACTCCTGCAGGTACTTGATGTAGAGATGGGCGCACTGGGTGGGATTCCACCGGTTATGGCCAATGCGCTTCAGCACACCGTTCTGCTGAAGGGTTCGTAACTGCTTCTGGGTTATGTTCAAATACTTGGCCAATTCAGCCGTACTGCACTCAACTGCCATTTCTTCAAATGTTTCATCCATTATAAGGCTGTCCGTTTCGAACAACCTTTAATGAATCTTCCATCGCTCTCATCCTTTCGATGATCACGTGACAATACTTCGGGTTCAGCTCGACACCGAAACACCGGCGCCCAAGCTGATGAGCCGCCACCATGGTTGTGCCAGAACCGAGGAACGGATCGTAGACTTCGCCAGTGTGATTCTTGATCGGGCGCCCCATGCACTCCACCGGCTTCTGAGTGCTATGACCGGTCTCACTTTTCATCGGCTTGTCGATAAACCAGACCGTCGACTGCTTGCGGTCACCGTCCCAGCCGGCTGACTCTCCATCCCGGACCGAGTAATCGAGCACCTCGTGTTCTTCTGCATAACGCCACTGGTCATCGACACCTGGACGCTGTGCGTAAAATGCGGGCTCGTGCTGACCGTGATAATGCCCCCGCGAAATCACGAACTGGTTCTTTACCCAGATGATCTGGGCCCGGACCTTGAACTTCACAGCATGCAGCGATTCCATCACCGTCGCGGCGTGCAGGCCTGCATGCCAGACATAGGCGACAGCACCGGGAAAAAGTGACCAGGCTTCCCGCCAGTCGGCGTTGTCATCGTTCATGACCTTGCCTAAGGCGCCCGAGGTGCCGATACCAGCCTGCAACCGCCAGCTGGCATCATAGTTCACGCCATAAGGGGGATCCGTCACCATGAGAAACGGCTTTTCGCCCTGCAACAAAGTGAAAACAATATCAGCATGAGTACTGTCTCCGCATACCATCCGATGAGGCCCGATTTCGAACACGTCACCTGGGACGATATCAGTTTCGATCTCATCTTCTTCTGGAACTTCGTACTCATCCTCGAAAAGCTCTTTTTTCTCAGGGAAGTCGAGCCCCCACTCGTTGAGATCTTCGATATCCCAATCGCTGGCGAGAATATCGAAATCCCACTCACCAAAACTGACGTTGTCCTCGATGATAAAACGCCGCCGCTCTTCCTGGGTCAGTTCTTCAGCCCGCTTGATCCATTCGTCAGGAATCTCACGATATCCGAGATGATCAAGGGCAAGATAGCGCATGTTGCCACCGAGGATCATGCCATCCGAATCCACCACAATGGGTCGGAGTGACATCATTTTCGGGAAGTCCTTCACAGAACTGCAGAGCTTTTCAAACTTCTCGTCCTTGATCAGACGGGGGTTGTCGGGGTTGATCCGGAGTGTACTCAGTTTTACCATTTTGACATTTTTCCGCGTTTTCGATAGTCAGACTAAAAAGATCCCGGGCTCACGAACCAATCAAGGCGTAGAAACACCGGGAAGGACCCATCACGACGGAATCGTTACGAGCCTCGCAATTCGCCAGGATTGAACGGTACAAGCTGCCTCACAGCATCGACAATCTGGCGGGTATTGTTGCGCTGCAGGTGGGATATGACGGCCTCCTTCGCCTCCACCTGACGCTTGAGCTTGACCTGGGCTTTGTAGAGCCGTTCGATCTTCCTCTGCTGCTCGAGGGCAAGCTCGCGCAATTGATCACCGTTCAGTACCATGATGTCATCTTTCTTCATGCTCCTCTCCTGTTCCAGCGTTTCAGCTTGTAGCGCTCAATATCCTCCTTCTTCGCCCATCGGGGCTTCTGCTGACCGACATCAATCGCCTCGACGGCCTCCCACAGGTCCTCAGCGCAGACCTGCCGGTGCGTATAGGTCTTCACCTGCACATCGAAACTGATGAAGTTCGCGATATTCGGCTGCTTGCCCCACCCCTCATATGTGTCGATCACGTGGTTCACGGCGTCCAGGGCCTGCATATCGGTAAACCGGTTCTCGATCATCCGATCGGTCAGGATGTCGAGCTGCTCCTCGCTCATTGCCGGAAAGGCCTGCGCTGCCCGGGCCACTGCCGAGGCAATGCCCTGCTTCGTCATCCCGTCGCGATACACCGCAAGTGATCCGTCAGGCTTCAAAGCGGGGATCGTTTGCGATCTTCGCTGCAATGCGTTCTGCCCCTGACCGGTCGAGAGGCTTCTGATGGCCGAGCCGACCGTTCGGTTTGGTACTGCCTGCATACTGCTGCTGTTTTGATTGCCTCATTTTTTCGATAAACACGTCGATGTACATCACCCCTTCGTCGTTGCGCTTGCGCAGCTTGAGGGGGCTGTGAAAGTTGGAACTCCAGAAGGGATCTCCCCGGGCCCAGCGTATGGCTCTGATCAGCTCCTCCTTGTCCGCCCTGGCATCGGTTGACCGCAAGTGATACCACACCATGGCCCACTTGTCACGGTCGAACTTCACGCTCTCAGGAGCGATAGTCCTGAACCACTCGACGAACTCGTAAGCCTCGTCACGATAGGACGATTCCCGGAAGGCCGCAGGAAGGGATTTATCCGGTTCGGGCCCCTGCGACGACATGTTGCAGGGAGAAGAAGATTTATCTTCTTCTTTTCTATTTCCTTTTCTATTTCTATTTCCCCCCTTATCACGGGGGTTATCTCGTGGGTTATCCGCGTAGATAACTCCGGGATTACCAAGGTTTTCCCCGTGGATAACGTTGGAGCCTCCATCATTCTCCTGAGATTCTCCCGAAGTTTTCCCGCCCTTATCCCCCTTCTTTCTCCAACGCTGACGCTCCTCTGCGACCTTCTGGATACGTTTCCGCACACCGCTCGACACGAGCATCATGTCGTTCTCCCAGGACTCCCGATCGAATAGCCCTACCTCGACGCAGGTAGCGATGATCTCGAGCCACTTCTCCTCGGTGAGGTTCGATTTCTTCGCTAAGGTTTTGCGCCACAGGACAGAAGAACAGTCCAGACGGCCGTCCTCGGTTTTGTACATGGCCTGCCAGGTCTTGATAATGACCGCAAAGCCGTCGTTCTCGTGCACCGCTTCGACGGCCTCCACCTCATCAGAAAGGGCCACGTCGAGCGGGAAATAATCCATTCCGGTTTTCGTTGGTCGCGCCATGGTGCAAAAGGGTTTTAAAAGAAACTTTGTTGATAGTTTTTTATGCGGCTATGATTCAGAAAAATCGGCCTCCTCTTGCAATCTTTTTCCTCTCCCTTGCACATACCCTTTCCCTTTGCAAGTTTGGCAGGAAATAACATTCCCGCTGGGCAAGATGGCCGTGTATCCTATTCCTTGGCAAGTCTCACAAGACACCCGCCCGACGCTCCCTTCCACGCCAGTCAGTTTCGCCCCGCAATTAGGGCAGTATGGCATATCTCTGCCGTGTATCGCGCAAAATTGCTTACACCGAGAGCAACGTCTGTCTACTCTTTGCACAGTTGCTCTTTCCTTGTCAGTATTAGTCATTAGTTTTACGTCTTGATTTTGATCTTTATCGTCCGCTGACTGTGCATCGCGCAAAGGCTTATAGTGGTCGCAGTCAGGACAGCAACCGATCTTTGAGCTTTGACACTGCTCCACGGAGCATCCACAGTGAGAGCAGATTTCTCGTGATGTCGGCAAGCATATCTTATCTTTACCAATACTCATTGGTGCAAAAGGGTTTTAAAAGAAACTTTGTTGATAGTCCTCGAGCTCGTTCTCCCGGCGTTTCTTGATCATCTCTCCTGAACGATCGAAACCGGTCACATCAGAACCATCGGCCTCGAGATCGTACAAAACATGTTCTCCCGGAGTCTCACGCTCGTAAATGCCTACATGCTTTACCACGCAGCGAACTCCCTCGTAGAGAACGCTATCACCTGGCTTGTATTTTGGTGTTATCATCGTTTATCACCTCACGGTTATTACTGTTCTTGGATTATCCGGATCTTTCTCATACGGCAGCACTTCCGGAATCAAATGCTGCGCATCATCATCAGGCAGGTAGCGGGCCTTCACCATCGCATCGAGCAGATTCTGCAGAATATTGGTATAGTCGAACCTGCCATTGGTGCGCCTGTAGATCTTGAAGCACACCCGCAACGGATACGGCTTGCCATCCGTCATCAAAGACCACCGGCGGCGCCGATCGGCATCCTGCAACAGCCACAGCAAATCATTGAAGTGATGCTCGGCTTTCTCCGACTTCACATTCATGATCTTCGTTTTCCCCGTACTCTTGCTTTTGCGGAGCATGGGCCGGCGATGGTTCTTCGACGAATACAGCTCACCCGGTATTTCCAGCATCACACAGCCTCCTTCTCAGCCACACGCATCTCAGGAACATTTGCCGCAACAAGCCCCCTGGCAACAGGCGGGCTTACGCTATTTCCACACATGCGAACCTGAGCAGTTTTAGTGAGCTTTATACCCTGATCCGGCTTGTCGCCAATGATGTAATCGTCAGGAAACCCCTGAGCACGGAATAATTCGCGGGGCGCAAGCATCCGCATCCCGATATCGATAATTGCATAATCCTGACCGGATATCGTAACGATGGCAAAACGGTCTTTAGTCGGAATTGTTCGCAATGGATCAGACAGCGGCTGCCCGTCAATGTCGCTTCCATAGTATGCGATCAGAAACGCTCGAACCTCCGCAAAGTGATTTCCTCCCGCACTGATCGTACGCAGCGGCTCATTGTCTGGTTGCCCAACATTGTCCCCCCTGAGCTTGATCAAATTGCTTGTCACCAAGCTGTGATGATCGACGGCCGTAACCGTTCCTATGGAATCACGAAGATCGGAACCAACTACACCACCATAATGCTTTGCAAGGAAAGCCATGACGAGCGCATGCCTGTTTTCCGTCGTCTGTGTCCGCAAAGGATCGTTAAGAACCGATCCTCGCACCTCGCTGCCGCTTTTTTCGCCGTAGTAAGTCGAGACAAACGGCGCGACCAAAACCATCTCTCCGCGATGCGCTGCCGTTATTGTCCTGATGGGGTCATTGAGGCCGTAAACCCGCTCGGGTCCGTGATGCGTCAGCGGAACGATAAACGGCTCCGCAGCAGTCACCACGTACCTCATGATGCCCTTCGCAATCCGGCGGCAGGTAGCGTCTGCCAAAGGCTTCGACCGCTCGAAGATGGACGGACACGGGATCGTCCAGTCCATGCAATCGGCAGCCGTTCGATATGGCTGCAGGCCTTTTCCATGCGTCGGTTTGGGCCAGACAATTGGCTGACCATCACGCCTGGCGATCAGAAACAACCTCTTGCGAATTGTTGGAGCGCCGTAGTCACAGGCTCTCAGCTCCCTCCAGTCAACAACGTAACCTTGACGTTTGAGAGCGTTTACAAATGATCGAAATTCGCGTCCCTTATTTTTCGGGCATGGGCGGTGCTTGCCGTTGATATCACAGACGACCGGCCCCCATGTCTTAAACTCCTCAACGTTCTCAAGCATTATAACCCTCGGCTGTCTGGTAGCCGCCCAGCGAAGAGCAACCCAGGCAAGTCCCCTGATCCTCTTTTCGACAGGCTTGCCGCCCTTCGCTTTACTGAAATGCTTGCAGTCCGGCGATAGCCACAAAAGACCAATCGAACGCCCCGGCTTCACATTACGCGGGTCAACATCCCACACCGACTCGCAGAAATGTTCGGTCTCCGGATGATTCGCCTTGTGCATTGCGATAGCTTCCGGGTCGTGGTTTATCGCTACCGTAACGCGCCGCCCGAGAGCAAGCTCAATCCCTGTCGATGCGCCTCCTCCCCCCGCGAAATTGTCAACGATGATCTCATTGTCTATGTCAAGCCTCAGCTGGTTCATTTTCCCTCCGCCAGATTACTCGGGTTCATGGGGTTTTCGTCTTTCATTGGTTTTGATATGTTCTCTGATTTTGTCCCTTTCATTCTGTCCATCGCACCAATAACCTCTTGTGCTCCTCGGTCCAAATCCCTCATTAGCCACGCATGAATGTCTTTTTCGAACGTCTTGATATAATCCTCAACAACGACGTTGCACTGGTGTTTGAGTTCGATGAGATGATTTTCAAGGTCTGCCGGGAACATGCTGATCTGGCGTTCGGATCCGGGCCTGAGATATGCTTTCGGTAGCTTGACCTGGCTGGCTTCGGGAAAACCGTGAATGCCGACACCAAGCGTTATCTGTACGAATTCGCCACCATCATCACGCCCGAACACTATCTTTTCCGCGTAGAAACTCCGGTCTTTTGCCAAAACCTCTTTTATTTCTCCGTTTATTTTTTCTACACGATTTGCGAACTTTTGTGGTAAATCCAGGTATTTCGGAAGCGCACCCAACACATCTGCGAGTGTCAAATGAAACTCATTTGATAATTCAAGTTCTGCCCCTTTTACAGTGATTTTCTCTTCATTTGTCCATCCTCTGGCAAATACAAGATCAAGGCCACTACTGAACCCTATCGATTTAATGTTGTACGACTTTTGATCGCTCATGTATCCCCCTTCGTTTATCAATTATTTGACAGGCCGCTTCCTTCGGCTGGCAATCAGGTCCTCGGCCCACTGAATTGCCTGATCAGCCAAAGCAGCTGAAAAACCAATGTTCATATCTCCATGCAGCTTCATACGCTCCTGATCGGTCAGAAGTTCGTTATCAATCAAGCTCCGGATCTTACTGAGCTGGGCTTCACTTGCTGCCTGCTCCTGGCGAGAAGCATCACGGGGTGCCGAATTCTCTCCCTGTGGCATATCGCCCGGATCACCCTCCGGAGCAAACACGTCACTGCATGCAGTCGCCTTCACAATCGCCTTGTTCTGAGCCCGTTTCACCGCCATTTGCAGCACCGTGTTGTACTCATCAGCTGGGTTCTGGTTTTCAACCGACTCCCCCTTCTCAACAATCTCCCAGTGACCGTTCACCTTCTTCGCTGAAAACCCCTTGCCACCAAGCAGCTCCTGAGCCTTCCCAGGCTGACTGTCGCGAATATTCCAGTACTGCTTCGGCACCGGCTTACCCGTCGGCACAACAGGCCCTGGGCGATACCGGTACTTGCTCTCCATCGTCGTGCAAGACCCCATGCCCGTGGCCAAAAGCGTATCATCCGAAGCATAGACAGACACCTTCGCCGTGTACTCCCGATGCTCGCCAGGCAGATCATGAAACTCCCACTCCACCCGATCGTGCATGCGAAAAATCATCATCAACAACTCACCACCCTCCTTGAAGAGAACCCGCTTATCCCCACACCCAGGAATAGTCCCGTAATGACGCCCAGGCTCCATCGCCTCAGTCATCACATTTTTGATAAAACCGCGATGCTGCAGCACATCCTGCACACTCATCGCATTTGTCGCCAGCGCTCCGCCAGCAGCAACCATTGCTTCACCGTTACTCATTTGACTTCATGCTTATTCGTTGAAAAAAATCTCACCTTCGGGCCTTCTCGATCATTGCATCCGAAAAAGGCGAAGGATCATTAAACACCCGAGCACACCGCTCATCATCCACTCTATCCTCATCAGCTTTCTGCTGTCGCCATTTCGCCTCACGAAAAACGATCACCAACTCATCCCCTTACGGCATGCCCGGCGTAACCCTGCCATAAATTCACGGTCACCCGTGAATCATACTGTCGCACAGCCTGTCCCATAACTCTTCACACCCTTGCGTTATACTGCTGAGCCATTCGATGTTCGGCAGACTGTTCTTCAAGCCACTGATCAACTTCAGCCTTCAGGAACCAGGGCCTACCACCATCAGCCGGACGGTGTTCAGGCAAACCCGCATACTGAACGCGCTTCCTTACCGTTTTAGGATCGATCCCTAGATATTCAGCAACCTCCTTGGTCGACAGTCTCTTTTCACCCCCAACCAGGCGTTCCAGAGCAGCAATCTTTTCAGACTGAAGCTCAATGAGTTGTACCGCCCGGTCAAGCTTCCGGCCCAATACAGGAATCGATTTGATAGCTTCATCAAGCCCCATCACCCCTCCCGTTTAAAGGTTCTCAATTTCTCCCAGAGCATGCCGACACAGATGCCCGCAACCAATTGCGACACGCCCACCACACAAAAGATGATCTCAGGTTTGCTCATGGACTCACCCCCCTCGCATTGCAGACAGGGTTCGCATTATGGCCCCGATACAAGACCCAGCTCCCCATCAATCGATTTTTCGTATTCACTTCTTGTGTTGATTTGCTCATAAATCCTCCGTAGATTTAACTGGTTACTTGTGAGAGTCCCCGAAATGTGCGTCACCACATCAGGGGGCTTTTTTATTGCTCACCTCTCTCATCCGGACAATTCACAGTACCCGTCCACTCATAGCAGCGAGCCCTGCCAAACAGCGGGTTATACTTTATTGCCCGCATAAGCCGATCAGCTATTCCCTGCAGTCCATTGAGTAAGCGCCTCACCATGATTCAATCCTCCGTTTTTGTGCTGTTGATGCTTTCCAGTTTTTTGTTTGCCTCATGGAACCGGCCGTTTGCCTGCTCCAGAGCGGCCATCCTCTCCTCGAGTATCTCAGCATAGATTTCCAGGGCTCGCGGGTCGGTTTTGCGAATGATGCGCATGCGCACCGTCGGCACCTTCACATGCACACCTTTACTGGCAAGGCGCCGCGCAACCTCGTTGTAAATCCCTCTTTTCACAGAACGTGAGTTTAACGTGTTCATATTTGTTATCTTTATTTTCGACTACCGTTCATAACCATTGTAAAGAAATTCTTGATTCATATCAAGAACAAAACAACAAATTATTGATTACGCTGGAGGCGTGATGAATTACACAGAAATACTAAATAGGATGAAAAGGCTACATAAAATCAAAGAAGATAAGGAGTTAGCCAATTTACTCGGAGTTAGTGCTGGAGTAATGTCAAACTGGCGCAGAGGCAAGAATAATCCTCAGCTTGAATTGATTCTTGAAAAAGCCTTATCAAGTCAAGTAAATCTGAATTGGCTGCTTACTGGTAAAGGAGAAATGTCTATACAGAACATCCCAAGTCAATCAGAAGCAGCTGAACGCGAAGAAAAGGCAGGAAAACTGCTCGCAGAAGCCATCCAGCTCCTGTCACAACAAAACCGGATCACCCCGACCGAGGCATCCATAGCAAAAGGCGAAACCTGCCAGACATTTGACATCATCGAGGTTCCCCTCTACATACACACCGTAGCCGCCGGACTGCCGGCAGACTCAACCGGCAATGTTGAAGAAAGCTTTGATCTGCCTCGTCACATGGTTTGTCATCCAAGCGACACATACGCTGTCCGAGCCTGCGGTGACAGCATGATCGGAGCTGGCATAGAAGAAGACGACATTCTCATCGTCGACAAGGCACTCGAGCCCCAAAGCAACAACATCGTCATTGCAAGCATCAACGGAGAACAGACAGTAAAGAGATTGATTGTGCAGGAAGAATCGATCTACCTGGCTCCGGAGAACCACAAGTACCCGATCACGGAGATTACCGAGGAAATGGATTTCAGGACGTTGGGAGTGGTAACGTGGGTAATTAGGAGGACAGGGTGAAAACTATCGGCAAAGATCACTGTCATTTGGCTAATTACAGTCAACGCCGCGCTCACCGGCGGAAATGGAGCGCAGCGGAATTGCCGTCCGAGTGAAGCGCCTTATTAGCTGCTTTTTTCATGCGGCCCCAGAAAACGGTCGCCATTGAAATGAATCATGTGGTCTGGATTGTCTGCTATCCAAACCTCAGTTTCCCAAGCTATATCAGCCGCATTTTTCCTAAACTCTGCGCGGTCTGGAAAAGCAGTCACATACACCAAGCCCACTTTGCAATCTTTGAAAGCCTGTTCAAGCTCAATCCATCGCTTGGGTGATACCGGCCCATGACTGGTAACGGCTTCGATTAAAAATAACCATTCCCGCTTTTCGTCGTAGACAACAACGTCCGGTAACTTGTCGTGTGACATTGGCGGCACACCCAATCTTTCCAAATAATCAGATTCTAAATACATGAGCTTTCCGCCTTCCTTGCGACTACTGGCAGTATCACCGATATACAGAAGGCGTCCGCCCTCACCGATAAACCGGGAACAGAAATCATGCACAATGTCCGCATGAAGCTGGTTGTGTTTTCCGGGTGATAGCTTGATTACATCGCCATTAGGTAAAGTAATTGGGATTTGATGTTTTTGTAAGCTTCGCTCATACAGTGCTTGAAGTTCAGGAACTGCCTGTTTGAAGCCTTCAATTTTTTGCATCCAATCACCGTCAGGGTAAGCCTTCAATATGTCGATGATTGGCTGATTCAATGAATAGTTGTTGTCTTTGCTATTGGTTGAGCGCGTTGGATCGTCACGGTTGCGGTCAATAATTCGCGCCTGTTCAAACTGGTGAAGGGTTTGCCTTCTAATTGTCTCGCGGCTGTTGGGCTTGTAGTCCTTGCCGTAATGATTGCGGATAAAATCCATAATCACATAGGTTGGCAATAATGGCGCGGTTGTAACTTCCCAAGTTTCATCAGGCTTGACATTCGCCAGTGCCAAAAACACCCATGCTGAACGGTCGTTGTATTGCGCGGGTGGTAGCCCCAATTCTTGAAGTATTTCTTTAGCCTGTTCAAGCTTGGTTTGTTGTTCTGCTGTGAATTCCAAGGAGTTATTCCTTAAATGGTCTCTTTGATCTTTAAAACTCGGTTAACAATGGTGTTGTTCTGGTCTGCATCAAAGACTTTGAGCTTCAAGACTTCTTCACCAATGGCTTTAACTTGGTCGCGGGTTGGGAATCGCATTACACGTGTTTCAGTTGCATTCACTTGAGTGTTGCCAGATATGCACCTAAAGTAACGGTCGAAGAACGAGCCATTGAAGATGGCGGACAAACCATAAGCTTCTTTTTTTGTCAGTTCCCCAGACTTCAGGCCAATGTAATTGACCTTGTTTCCAAATCCAATAAATTCTAGGCTTTCAAAATACTTTGCCAGATAAACGCCAGACACTAAGCGCCGCTTTTCATCTTTGGAAGAAAACCGCTTCAACAAAACATAGTTCTTGTTGTTCAGCGTGTGTTTCTCGTGCTGTTCTTGTAGTTCAAAGCGAACATCTTTCTTATTCTGGCCAGTCCACAAAGCCGCATAGGGCGTAACATTATGTGGTCTATACAGTGGTACGGTGTTGCTTTGATTTTCTGCTGAAACTATGAAGCTTCGCGTTCGATGCTCGACTACTGGACCGGTAGAAATGAAGTAGCCTGAATCTGTGAATGTTGATTCGAATTGTTCAGCTTGTTTAAGAAGGTTCGCTTCTGCAAAGGATTCGGGAATTCTTATCATTCGTTGGTCGTTTGACGGGTCAACGATTAATTCCACTGGATAGTTTTGAATAGTCGCACTTGTTAGGCTTGAATCACAGTCACTCGCACGTACTTCAACCGTTTCATAGTTCGCAGATTTCACGAACTTGCAAATAATGTTTTCCTGTAGAACATTATCAGTACCATTTTTAAAAACGCGATTACGGTGTTTGAATATGTGTATTGATTCAATTGCCGTGGCGGTTAACAAGTAGTCCCTGAAGTTTTTGAAGTAAAGCCCATTGGTAAAGCTACGCGGAGTAATTGCCACCATTTGACCACCTTCTTTGAGACTGGCAGCAACAATAGCCATGAAAGAGGCGTATATATTAGGGTCTCCGCTATACAGATCACTAACGGCTTTAGCATAAGGCGAGGTTTTAACATTGTATTTGAAGTATGGCGGGTTGATTACCGACACATCAAAGGATTCTGTTTTGTCTGGTCGATCAATCACAAAATCACTATTTCTAATTTCAAACGTGAACTTACCTTTTTTCGACTGATAAAGGCTTTCAATAACCTTCATGGCCTGGTTCAAGTGCGTGATAACTGAATAATCGAGCTCATACAAAACTGAGTGAACCACCTTACAACCCAATTCTAAGAGTTGAACAGCTGTTGAAGCGGTTAAAACACCTGTACCGGCACCAGCATCAAGAACTTTTACTTCTTTAGTCTTGGGCTTGTGCAGCATTGAAGCCATATAGTTGGCGACAACTGGACTGGTGAAAAACTGCCCTAATTTTTTTCTCTCTTGCACAGATTTGCCGTGTAAAAACGCACTCTGAAGACTAACCATGTCATTTCTTGGCTCAATTAATGACTGTTGATACAAATTTATAACCTCGGACGTGCCCCCGATCAATAGACCACTTCTTCTTGGCAAAATTCAGTTTGCAGAACCAGGAATTTTTCCGGTGTCAGTTTTCCCAATGAACTGTGCGGACGGATCGAATTGTAATCCTCCTGCCATTCTACAATAACCTCTCGCGCATGCTCGAGACTCAGAAACCAGTTCACGTTCAGACATTCATCTCGTAACCTGCCGTTAAAGCTTTCAATATAGGCGTTGTCAACCGGTTTGCCTGGCCGATTGAAAATCGTCGCATCGCTGACGCCGTAGTTGCGGCAGAGTTCCTTGACCGGCTTGCCTGCCTCTGCTTCTTTCAGGATTCCGATGATCTGTTTCGTGCTGTAACGCTTGGTTTTCATGCGTGTAACCTCCTTGGTTGAGTTTAACCATTTTATTCTACAACCAAGTTGTCTGGTTTTTCGAGCTCACGTCCCGTAAATACTTATAGACGTATACCACCAAAGCCTACACTCATTTTTCGAATCTCCCCCTTGCAACTACACACTATGCGCGAATTAAACGTAAAAACCATATCGTTTTTTTTACCGCCCTCAATTGGAAGAAAAAGTATTGACACAGTCGTCTTATCATCTGGACCAAACCAATCACATTCGTATTTATAAACAAGGCCTTCAAAATACACTCGACTTAATCCAGAATATTTTTTCGGAACATTTTGACCCGAAAGATATACCCCCCCATCATTACCCTTCAAATATACACCGCCCTCATTATCATCAAATGCCAGCCAAATCTCTTCCCCTGAAACATTTTGTATCATTAGATCAAGCAAAAAGCCATCTTGATGACTTTGAATCCCTTGTGATTTTACACGAATAAATTGATTACGATACTCGTCCTCAATAACGCCCTTTTTTGGTTCCTCCCTCCCTGGGCCCTGTGATATCGTTTTTTCCTTTTCCGGCGAAATTTCCTCTCCATCAATCGAATCATAGTCATTAACTTGCTCATTTATACCAAAAAAATTCTTAACACTATTTTCTATAACTATACTTTCTTTTTCTTTTGGATCTTCAGATGAATATGAATATTCCAAAAAAAACCTAACTATAGCCACAATGGCAGCCAAAATGCCAAGTATATAACCCACTTTTTTTATCATATAAAAGACCTCACACCATTTAAGGATCTCAAAAATTGCGAATAATTCTTATCAGCTAAGCTATTTAAACAAAAAGCCATTTATTGCCGGACATATAAGAATCGCGCACCTCATCTATCTAAAATAAGTCATAGTTTTTAAAGCATTTCTTGCAGCTTTTTTCCCAGTCACTTTTCCATTCATTTATTCCCTCTCAAATTTGTTTTTGAGTTTTAATAAAAAATAATCACGGCCGACAAACCTTGCACGGCACATAACCCGCCCTGATCGCATCCTCGCGGCTGTAGAACACCGCACGGCAATTCTTGCAGTCATAGTAGCGACAGCTGGGCTGATGGAATTTTTTCGTTTTGACATTCCCGTGGTAGGCAACACCGGCATTCAGTGACACCGAAGCGTTCAGGGAAACGATCATACCGAGAAGCAACATGATCCGCAAGAGCACAGAGCGCGAGATATTACGCATGATACCAGACTTGAGGTTTAAGGATGAGTATGGCCGTTTTTTTTCTACCGAAAATATACGCAAAACGCCCTATAAAACGGTAATGAAACTTATAGGGGGTAGTGGCGCAATTGGAAAAAATCTTGGTCTTTCTGCATAGACATGCACTTATGCTGTAATAGGACCTGTCTTGGTCTACTTCTACTTGCGCAATCACAGTAACAGTAAAGAAAAAACCCGGTCAGTGGGGCGGCCGAGCATACAGCTCAAACAAAACGTCTTGGCGACGTATTACCCTAATACACAGCTTCTCAGTAGATGCTGACACCAGGTTTTCATTATCACAAAGCAAAAAAACACACCATTAGCCACATAGAATTACTGTCGAAAGACCCTCAAAAAGACAAATGATGCAAAAAAATCAAGGAAAAAAGGGAACTCAAGGCGCTACAAACCACCCAAAAGCATGGTAATGAAACCTTTTTTTGCTATTTTAAGGTCATTTTAGTACACTCACGGCGAAGACGAAAGCAGTCCTACCGTATCACTCATATATCAAGCTGAACGTGACTGAAGACACGAAAGGTAAAAAAGGAGAGCAGTATGTCACAAATAACAGCATTTGATGTCGCAATATTCTTCATCCACAGAGGTAACCAAGAAGAAGACAGTGTATCCCATATGAAGCTACAGAAGCTCATTTATTACACACAAGGATATCACCTTGCTCTATATGACACGCCTTTATTTCACGAAAAAATTGAGGCATGGAAACATGGGCCAGTTTGTCCGAGTGTATATGGAGAATACAAAGACTTCGGAGCCAACCCCATAAATAAAGAAGTAAATGAAGACTTCACTGAAGTTTTCAGCCCAGACCAATTAGAGCTTCTCAATGAAGTCTACGATGTATTTGGACAGTTTGCTGCGTGGAAGCTACGCAACATGACTCATGAAGAGGCCCCATGGATAAACCATGCAGAAAATGCAGAAGAAATTCCTCAAGATGAGTTAAAAGAGTTCTTTGCTACAAGGCTCAACTAATAGCGGATGAGGAAAAAAAAACAAAGGCTAAAAACAGAAGCAACAGCGGGCAAAAAGCTCAAACCAACTCCCACATCAAACTACGACAAAGAGCCTGTTGTTTTTTCACTGAAGCACATACAAGACGGTGATTATTGTTTTTCAAAATTAACCTCAGATAATAAGGGTGAATTTGCTGAAGCAATATATCGCAGAAAAGATTTCACTTGGACGGATTATTACCAAAACAGCAGACAAAAACTAGGGTGTGAATCTATACCTCTTAATCAAATCAAGCCAGAAAAACCTAATGTTTTAACTCCAGATGTTGGAAAAGTTTTGGCAATTCGGTTCGCGAGAACCAATGGCAGAGTTGTCGGTTATAGAGATAACAACATTTTCTATGTTTTATGGATTGACTGTAAAATGAGTCTTTATGACCATGACTAGTAACTAAGCCGAACCTGCCCCCAAGTCAAACTGCATCTCATCCACCGCCTTTCTCACCGTCTCCTGCAGCACCTTTGCATAGATCTGGGTTGTCCGGATATCATCGTGATCGAGAGCTTCCTGAACAGCTTTGATATTTCCCGTCACTGCGAGCATACTCGTAGCAAACGTATGCCTGAAACTGTGGAATGTAAACCCCGGCTTCTCTATCCCGGCTCGCTGCAACCATTTCTGGGAAGCCTCATTGGCTGAACTTGGGCAGATTATCTCTGGAAACACAGGCCCCCTCCCTCTCTCTCCAAGAAGTTCTCGAGCTTCCCTGTTGATCGGCTTGCGGACTGGCTTTGATTTCTTGACCTGCCGATACACCAGATAGCAGCCATCCTCCTCATCGCGAACATGCTCCCATTTGAGGGCTTTTATATCACTGTATCGCAAGCCAGTCATTGCCGAAAAAAGACCGATCTTCCGCACCTTGCTTCTGATCGGAGTTCGCGCAAGAAGCCTTAGCTCCTGCATCGTCAAAAATACCCGATCTGTTTTTCCGGGGCTCAACGGATCAAATCGGTCAACCAGGTTCTCCTTGACCAGTTCGGTTCTGAATGCGGCCCTCAAACCTGTTCGGAAGTAACGCATGTAATTGCAGGAAGTATTGTCCGACAGCTTTCCCTTGCGCTTCAGCTTCAACAGGTAATTGCGAAAATGAACACAGGCATGGATATCAAGATCTTTCAAAGGTATACCACCGATCCCGCACAGCTCGATGTGATTGATCATGTAACTCCATTGACGTTCAGTCTGAGGCTTTCTCGTAGCGGCTTCTTTGCGAAGAAAATCAACCAGAAGAGCTTTCTGTGATGCTTGAGCAGAAAACCTCCCGTAAAGAACCTCAGTCTCCTTGTCCCTGCGAATCTTTTCAGCAAGATCCTTCACCTCCCGGTTGTGCTGCCGCTCGTGAGGATTTCTCGGCTTTGAATAGAGATACAACCCGAGAGATTGCCAGCGCTTCTTTTTCCCTCCGGGAAGGATCAAGGGGGGACTATAATCAAGAAAAAGGCTTTGATCCGGTTTCCGATCTTTTCCTGCCTGCTTGAGAGGCCGGGCCCTGAGATGTATTTTCAT